CACTGAATGTTATATCAGCCATATCGTCCCCCTACGCAATCGTAGACGCTGTAATTGCGCCGTCTACGTTCAAGGTCAGGGATAGTTTTTCAGGATCACCTGCCCCCGCCGTTTTTTGGTTCAAATCAGCATTCCCGCCAAGCCGAACTTCAAAGTCATATTGCGTTGACCCACTGGTTGCATCAGGGACTTGAAGGCGAATAGACCGCGCTCCACCCTTTGCCGTGGCATGTAACATCCACGCCCGAACAATTCCCGCCAGCTCGGTAGCAGTTGTATCGTTGAGATACGATAATGTCAACGTGCCACCCACGCCACCTTCAAGGGCTTTCGCCCAGCGGTTGCTCATCGTGTGAAAGGTTGACCCATTGATATTGAGAGCTAATTGCCAGCTATCAACATCTGTTGAATAGTCTTGTAACGCATCGCTTGCATTGTCAATTTGAATAACGCCTTCATCAGCTACGACAACAGCCATTAGTCATTCCCTTCCGTCGCCGTTTTAGGCAACGCTAATTTCTTCTTTTTGGTTTTGATTACGCCAAACTCAACCAGACGTGCGTAATCATCATGCTCGTTGTCCACAGACTCTAGCGCATACCCTAGCAAGAAATTAATCTCGCGTTGGGTCTTGCCAGCAAGGTAGGACGGTCTCAACAAAATCGGGGGGGGAGCTTGCCGTAGATTGGCTTGTGCGTCACCCGTACTGATTTCTTGAATCCCATCATCCGCATTGTATGTCCCCTCATTAGAGACAAACGCTCCTGCAGGCACTCGTTCTTGTGACCCGCTATGGACAAGGTTTGTAATTACTTTATAAATTGTCATTCCACAATTTCCTTTACGGTTAACATCATTAGAACACCGTAGTATTCATTTTTAGAGCCTTCAGGAAACACAAACTGATTCCATTCATAGTCAATCGACTCAATCGTTACCTGTTTCAGCCCTAATTTTAGTTGTGCTTTGAATTGCGTTATATAATTCCCGACATATGTCACCAACTCAGGCAACGATGCTTGTAACGTTGATCCATTTTTGATAGGTGCAAATAGCATCAAGTCCGCTAATTCCCACCGCACGACCACCCCACCACCGAGCGTAACAGCAACCATATCGCCATCGTTATCGCCCGTTTGCATCGGGAAAACTACCCGCGCGGGTGTTCCTTTTACGGAGTTGCTTGCATTATCCAAGCTATAAACCTTTGGGGTTTTACTCAGTGTATTGACGCTTACATTGCCGATCGCGTCAATGATCTGCGTGATTTGACTCATAACCACGCCACCGCCCGTGTGTAGTGTTTCAACAGTTTGCACACATCACTGGGGAAATCCTTATCGTCGCTTTGATCCTCTTGGCGCAACCAATGCAAAATCAGCATGATGCACGCCAGCTTTACATCGCTACTTGGATTTTCACTATAGCCCCAATTCCCAACAACTGAAATTGCATCTTCGGGCGATGTGCTATATTCCCACACGTCCGTTGTATCCGTTTTCAACTGTATCCCATAGATCGGTGTGCTATTGCGGGGCAACGTTACATATTTAGTTGACGCGATAACCGTTTCATCAGCGTCCCCATTCGTGATGACGAGTGACGTGGTGTTTGCCAGCCACTCATCAAAATAGAGGATGCTCCCATCGACATTAGCAATCGCGTCAAACTTACGGGTAGATGTACTCGTAAGTTCAAATACATTACCCGTGTCCGACTCAATCGCAGACTCTGCCCGAGCGATAAGCGAAGATATTTCAGCCCCCAGCGCATCATTGGAATCCATGCCCCCGTGCTGTAAAACCTCTGCCTTCGTCACGTAAGCCATTGGTTACGCTACGATCTCTACAACGCTAGCGAGGTCGTGGCTTGTTACATTGCTGTAATCACGGCGCAACCCAATAGCGACCAAACTACAATCACTGGTTGCTGTACCGATTGTGAATGTACCCTCAATGAAGTTTAGACCCTGCGCCGCGCATTCTTCCGCGCTAACCTCAAGGATCACTTGGTCATCGTCATTGGTTGCCTTCACCAATTGCGTGATACTTTTACCTGTGACGGCGGTTGCGTGTGATCCTGCATTCGTGGACGCGCCACCTTTGATAGCAAGATCAAGTGTTGCCGATGTTCCTAGAATGCCTGTTTGCACGATGAACATTACCCGCGACCATTTACTCATATCAATCTCATCAGTAATCAGTGCCGCGGCGGTATTTGCATCTGGGTCAATTGTCGCAACAATACCCAGCATTTCAGATAATCTTATATTCGTAGTCATATCATATTCTCCTAGACTAATCGTCCATCTTGACGAATGGGGAAACGGTGTATGCTGAACCAGGGCCAGCCAAGGTAATTTCACTATTAAGCCATGGTTTTCCATCAATGCGCGCTCCATAACGCCATACATCATTCCCATTGGTGAAGTCGGCATGCTCACTATAGTCAATGTACATTCCACCCAGTTCAAACAGGATGTAAGATGCCAATTCAGCCAGTAACAATGCACCACTTGAATTAGCTTGTGCTAGGTGTTCACTAAAGATGATTGGACGACCATCAAGCACCATTGTCGGTCCTTGCGATACATTCGTATTCCAGACCGACCCCCCTGTTCCTGTTTCCAGCGCATAGATGTCTGGTAACATAGACCGGTGCATCAACCATGCACCACCGCTAATCTGATTGTCATCAGTTTGGGAAAACATGGGTTTAAATCGACTTATCATTTCAGACATATCAGCCAATACAAACGAATCGGAGGTATCAACCGTGAGGCTAATCAAACAATCTCCATTCAAAATCCCGAGAGGTTGCGATGCGCCGGACCCTAGAAGGATCAACCGTTCAATTTTTTCAGTTTGACCGCGGGTAATCAAGTTACGCAATAGTGACTCCATACCAGCAACTTCTTGAGTCAATTCACAGCTCACTTTGACGTGGCCACTCGCAGCATCGGAAACGTTAAATAGAATTTGGTCAAAATTTGCGGTTTCTTCGGTGTATGCACCACCTTCAGCGCGCACGTTAGTTCCTACACCTGATTGTTCCGCAGATTCACCCCCCCCAGCCGTTGGGGCTGTTGCTAAGTCAAGGCTCGGGAAACGTCCCGATCGTACTGAGACCTGTTGACGTGTCACCCCATTTACAATCGGGCTACTCCGCATAATGGCGTTAAGGAATTGGTCCCCAAATTCTTCAGGAATCAAATACCCCCCAAGACCACCGCTATCACCTGATTGAGCTTTCATATGGGTCGACCCATAAACCGATGTAAGCCGGACATCATCTTTGCGCTTAACCGCCATTAGCCAATCACCAAATGACTTGACATCTTTATCAGCCGTGCCACCATCGGCGGTAAAATAGCCACTTTTACGAATCGTTGGGCTGTCTTCCATCTGTTGCAACAGCTTGCCGATTGCATCCGACATGCCCTTGACTTCGCCTCGATATTCTGAGAGTTTGCCGTCAAGGCTTTTCATTCCTGCTTGCACTTTACCATCAATGATCTGATTTAACTGATCGTTGTCAGACTGTGCAGGCGTTTTCTTTTGAGTGTCATCACTCATGTTATCACCTCTAAAACTTATTTGAGTAGAATGTGTATCGTCGCTCGTGTGTGTATCACCGTTTGAACCCTTTGCTTGCACAGCCTCTGGCTCGTCTAAGTTCGTCGCATCACTCGCGTTTAATACCGTATTAATCGGCAACATCTCGATTGTTTTATATGTCGCCTTGTTTCGATAATCCGCTGGGGTATGAGTTAAACTTGCATCGCTCCCCAGACTCCATTTTGTAATTTCATAGATACCGCTTTTGATTTCGTGCTTCTCCACTAAGTGAGACGGAACACCGCTGGACCAACCCACCGACTTTCCCCTAGATTGACGCTGTTCCATCAAGTCAATCACCATCGCGTCATATTCGTTGGCTTCATCCAACAAGCCCTGAATCCACACGCTTTTATCCTTAATGGACAATTCCGCCTTGATGCCATGGTTGAGTTTGTGAGTCTTTAGCACAGGGTCAAGCCCGTGGTTAAAATACATCGTGGCTTTACCCGTCCCGCCATCAAGATCAAAATCGGTAGCCTTTGTGAAGTAGTCTCCTACGAAATCTGCTTCATCGGGCGACCCGAACAGAACAAGATGCCCCTCGACAACCCGTTTCCCATCAACAGAATCGTGCATCTTCACTTCACTACCCAGTGTAATTAAATTTGGCATGGTTTTGTCTCCACTATGATATACTTCGCTTAATCTCATTGGCAACAATCTCCCCAATCCGCCGACGTTCTCGGTTTGATACGGACCGGATGGAATGCTTGCCCCACACGCGCTTAAAATAGGGATTCCCACGTTGGCTACCTTGTACGTCGTCTAAATATTCGGTGTTATTCCCTAATGTTTGAGTCAGCCCACCATGACTGGCTTTAGATGCCCATCCAGTCCGTAGTCGGTTGGTTCGTTTGTAACGAGAGCTTGACGGTTGGTGCGGGTATTCTTGTAGTTTGCCCTTTGCATAAACAATCGCAACTGCTAACCCGCGCTTCAACCCTTTTAATTTAACCAGAGCTTGTGCGATGCTTACGGATTTTCCCATGTCTGCCTTGATGTTAATCTTCATAGTATAGGGTTCTCGTAATCGTATCGGACACCACACCTACATCGGGTATGCGCGGGCGGGTTATCGTATTGTCTGCCTGATGACGGGTTCACAAAATAAGCATTAAACCCGATTCCTTCAGCTTTTACACCGTCCAACGGTTCACATACAGGACATACATTCGCATCCCGCACGGTTAACCACACCTTCCGCAACAGCACGCCTTCTTTGGTCAATTCATCGACAACTAACCTCTCACCTTGAACCGCGGCGCGGGTTACTTCCGTGATCGCGATTTCTTCAGCTTTAGCCGGTCCATAGATGCGCCCGACTCGCTCAAATAACCCGTCACGGTCAATCTTATTTTCTAAATAGTCACCAATGAATCTCCCCATATGCCGTCTGCGGGTATCAATTAGACCATTCGATAATTGGCTACTATAGGTCCGTGCCCACTCAATCGCTCGCTCATTTGCCAAGTCAACCGACACCCCTGTAAAATTAACCTCCGTTGCCATATTGCCAATCGACTCAATAAACACGGTTTCCAGTTGGGGGGTTAACGTGGTCTGAAAATCAACTAGGATTTCACGCCATACGTCGTCTGTAAAATTCGATAGGGCTGGGGGGTCGCCAATTAGCTTCAATAGTTTGCGCCGTGTCCTTCCATTGAGCTTGCCCACCGCTTCCGCCATGCGTTGCTCTAATGCGTCACGATTCGATAAGACAGGCATTAATACTCCTCATTATCGTGATGGTGGTCAGACAGACTGACCGCATGTTGGAAGATCGTCGGGATATCGCCTTTATAATCAACCTCCGCCAAATGCCCACGAATCGCAGATGCTAATGTTGGTGGGATTAAATTACTCTCAAAGTCAACCTCCGCATTCCCCTGTCTCCGATAGGCTTTGGTCGCCTTACGTTCCCACATATCCAAATGGGTTGCAATCGACTCAACCGACTTAAATGTGCGGACTTCAACCATATCCGTTTCCCCATTCGTCGATACAATTGGGGTCTCGCTAATGACCATCTCGGGTTCAGGACTCGGGAGCGACAACCTAACAACCCCCCATTGCTCATCCGTCAAGTCATACCCTAGTATCTCCATCGCTGTGACCAACGGAATACCTGATACAACCAAACTCGCTAACGAGCTTGACCGGTCCGCCTCATCCGTCTGGAATACATCCATCTGTTGCTCAAGGAACTTTAATTCGCCCGGTATCTTATTCATGGCGAAATAGGGGTTGAGCATGTCCTCAATCCGTCGTGCTATCGGCAAGACCGTCTCAGTGTAAAATGTTCTGTTATCCTCATGGGCAGTGGCATAATTCGCCGCATTACTGAATAGCTTCGACATCGGGATACCTAGCGCATTCGCAATATCTTCGCGCTTTGAATTGGTTAACTCAGGCACGGCTAAATCCTTCATCGGACTGCCAATGGTATGAACTTTGGTGTTTGACCCTATCGGAAATACTTCGTAGGCTTTAGATAACCCCGTTCCCAACATCCGCTTGAAAATATTCCGAGTCCGTTCCTGTTCTGCTTTTGGCATGGTTTCAAAGTCTTCAATCTCAACAAGTGTCGGGTTAACCGCGCCGCTCTTGAAATACTTGATGCCATACCCATCAATTGATTGTAACAACCCAGCAGCGGCTAATGCAGAAACAATAGGCGCATCACCAATGGATAACTCATCCGACCGTGACGGTATCCATGAATATCCCAATTCGTCACGGGTATATTGAATGGGTTGTCCCTTGTTTAGTTTACGTTCAAACCCAACCAATCCCACATCATCTGCAAACTTGGGGGTAATCGACTTCGGATGGAATCGGCGCATCTCTTTGTTTGTCCCGAGGCTGTTCTGCTCGATAACACAATACATCACCGCGTTAAACAGGTAATCTCCGACAATCGAATTAAGGAAGTTGGCCCAGCGAACTCGTAACCCCATCGCGTCTAGCTCTTCTTGATTGCGGGGCAACCCGACCACCGCCTCACAAATCAGCATTACAGCACGATATAACCACGGCACTTGTTGGTAGAGCTTATAGCGGTCATCATTCCTAGACGCACCCCCCAGCACACTGGTCCATGCCTCCGCAGGGAACTGGCTAATAGGGATCGCTTTTGTCCCGTTCACGGTATTGAAATGAAATGCTTTAGTTGATTTTTGCATGTATTATCCTAAAGAAAATATCGGCTACGTTTTACACGCGCTTTATTTGCTAGTGCCAACGCGATAACAATATCATCATGTAACCCAGACGGTGCGTTATACCGATAATTACCACTGGGTAACGTTTCTATTGTGTAGGCTTGTAGCTCCCCCAGCAAGATAGGATCATTCAAAATACCGATGGTCTCTTGCTCTAAGTTTAATGCAAGGCTGTTAATAATTTCAGCTTTGCTCTGCTGGGTTGTCGTAAACCCTCTCACCGGTAGCCCACGCTTTTGTAATTCTTCAATATTTGGTGAGCCGATGCTATTCGCTTCTGCCAATATCATGTGGGGCTTATATTTTTCATACATGGTAATGAGCCTGTCGCGTTGCATCGTCCAGTCAATTTGGTTGAACCGATCCATTGCCACCATATGACCCGTATTAGCATCTATCGCAACAATAACCGTAAAGTCATTCGCACGTCCCCAATCGACACCGAATACAATATGTTTCGCATCGGCGGGCGGGGGGTTGATACACGCTTGCAAGTTACGAAAGACCGCGCCCCCATCGTCAAGGAACTCCGCCATATATTCCTGTCGGAACACCCGTTCTGGGGTATTGCGTTTAATGTCCTCAATCTCTGCATGGTCTATCAGGGGGTTGTCATAGCTTGTGAAATGCCATGATGCCCAATTGTCGTATTCAGGGTCAAGCCCACGTAGATACAACTTCCAGAAATGGTTACGCCCATTGGTTGAGCTTAGGAACGTTGCCCCACCTTTACTTTCTAATAGCATTGGTCGCAACTGATAATCCCATAGGTCCTCTAACGCACAGAAGGCGGACTCATCAATGAAGGTGTGCTGTATACCAGCCCCACGCTTGAAGTTATTCGCACCGATCATTCGGAGCTTCCCACCTGAGGGGGTAATGATCTCGCGTCGTGACTTATTGATATTATCGCGCGCCACAAATTGTTCAAAGAATTGTAAAAACGCTTGCCATGTCTCTGTCGTATTATCAAAGGTTGGATTTACCCACCAGACCGTTAACCCTTGCATCACCATGTAAATAGCGCGTAGCTTCTGCGCCTCAGTCTTGCCGAACCGCCGCCCTGCTGCTATCACATTGAACCGTGCAGGCGGGTTTATAATCGCCTCTTGGTTCGCGTGGGGCTGTATCGGTAAAGTCAATGGGATGGTTGTCATTCGGCGGTTGGGTACTCTAACTTGTAGACGATAGCACCACCGCCCTTGCCAGTCATCTCGAATCGTTCACTGTACCCACGCTCTCTGAATTTCGTCTTGAGCATGAAGATCATGGCGGTGGTGTCCCCATTCATCGCCTTATCATATAGCTTTAACTCTACCGCGTCGCCCATTTTACTATGCGCTGTCTCGTAGGCTTCGCGTACGGTTGGGTACTTTTCTATGTAGGATTGTACAGTATTGTAAGCACATCCAAGCCGAACAGCCGCAAGCGTTTTCATACCTTTGGTTGCGACTAAAGCATCTATCATTTGCTGTGCTGTATACTTTGCCATCTTTTTTTAGCTTTCAATTGTATCAAATTGCATTTGTTCTACAATGTAATTAAGCGGTGAGTTTGGGTTATACGTTGTCGCTGGAACATCACATTAACCCATCACATTCCAAAACACTATATTACCGTCACCTTTTAGGCGCAAACAATACTCCCACGCCTTGCGGTCGTAATTAGGGCAACTTGGAAACGGTGTTCTAAACTTAGATTCAAATTGGAACGGTTTAGGATACTTATGGAGTTTAGCCTTGCCATGCTTAGGCGGTTTTCCTACCTGTACAGCATGGAAATCTGCATTAACGCCTGAGTTTTGTAACCCTCTTGTCAATACACCCGAACCACTTGCACTCCAAACTTCGTCAACATCGCCTATTTGGTCAAATACGTATCTGCCAGCATCCCCAATTAAATTAATTGCTTGCTGTTCATCTGCGCCAAATTCTAAATAATGGGCGTTTTTATCCTTAGCAAACTTTTTGGCTTTCGACTGGACCACGTGCAAATAACCATACGGAACCATGTATACATCAGCCCCATAGTTATAGGCTTGAACTGTTCGCCTATGTGGCGTTTTACGCTTAGCTGTAAATAACGTGCATCGTTTGCCTGCTAACTTGGCACATAATGCGAGCGCAACCTGTGCGCCACCGAATGCAGGCGTAGCATAAACCACATGGTCGTAAGATTGGAATAGGTATTCGCAGTATCTCGACTTCGTGCCACCTGCAATCAGGTCGTCACGAACAACGAATATATTATTATGTTTTTCAATAATCGGATTAGGAAAGGTCAAGTTTCACCCCGTATTCACTTTCTTCACCCTCATCGGCTGGCATTACAATTTCAACATCACCGCAAAACTCAACCGCTCGTTTAGAATCGCCTTTAAGAAATACCAAAACGTTTTGGTGTGTCTTGCCTAGCTTTCGACCTATCGGGAAATTACGGCTTGCTTGCATCATAACAGTTCCTAATGCTGTAACAAGAATCGCCTCGTTATACAATACTAGACCAGCATCTAAAAACGCCGTCACAGTATCCCCGACGAAATTATAATAATGTCCTTTTTTATCTCGAACCTCGCCCACGACGATAA